TCTATTCCTGTTTCTTTTTTTACTTCTTGGATTAATATTTCTTCTTCTGTGCTTAATTCTTTTTTTAATTGATGAGCTTTTTCAACATCTACCCTCACGCCCTTAAATTTCATATCAATCAAACAAGGAAATAGTTGTGTTTCCAAGTTAAATATTTCTATCAAGTTTTGTTTAGATATTTCCCTGGACAATGTTTTAAATAATTCTAAAGTTAGTTCTGCATCTTTTTCTGCATAGTTACCTACAAACATCGCAGGAAGTTTATACATTTCTTTTTTAGCATCTATACCAAAAGATTCTGCTGCTTCTTTTAGTGACTTCTCATCTTTAACTTCTCTTAAATATTCAAAGGCAATACTGTTTAAAGTATAAGATAATCTATTCTCATCAATCAAAGATGCCATAACCATTGTATCAATAATATGTCCATTAATTTGTATTCCATATGATCTAATCCAACATACGTCATACATTGCATTATGAAATATTTTTACAGCATCTGTAGCACAAACTTTTTTAAACCATTCTAAAACTATTCTTTTATCTATGTTGCCACCACCTTCGTGTGCTATTGGATAATAACCTTTCCAACCTTCTACGGCTACAGCAATACCTACAATTTCACCTCTACCCTGTATTGCACCTGACCCTCTTGATTTTAAATCAACATCTTTTGTTTCTAAGTCTATTGCAATGTGTTTTGCATTGCTTAAATCTGGAAACTCTTCAGGACAATTCCATTCTCTTTGCGCTTCAAATATCATAATATACTCCAAATAAATCTTTCAAACGCTAAAAAATATGCAAATGTCGCTAGTGTTAAAAAACATAAATCAATCCAAGCTTTAATATTTATCATTTCTTCCTTTTTTTATTATAACATTTTTTACACATATAGCTATAGTTGTAAGTTATTTTTCTTTTCTTACAAACAACACATTTAAAGATTATCATCTTTAAGCTTTAAGATTTCTAATTCACAGTAATGAATTATTTTTTCTAAGTCCTGTATTCCATTTTTATCCTTGTATCTACAAACGTACTTCACAACGTTTCCTTGAAAGAAGCTAAGATTATTTTTAGAAATAAACTCATATGGTTGAATGCGAAAAGTTTTATAATGTTTCCCGCCTACCTGCCTATTTTGTGGAAATGCCTTATCGAATATATCTTTATTTGTCATACTATTGGTCCTCCTATGTTGTATTGATAATCTGATGTTGATTGCATTAAGTATAGATTTTCTTTTGCTCTAGTTATTCCTACGAAAAATGTTCTATGTTCTGGATCAGGATCTTTTAATGCTGATTCATATATGATTCTTTCCAAATCAGTATATAAAGCAACGTTATCTGCTTCTTCTCCTTTAACACTATGTATCGTAGAAACTTTTATTCTTGGTTCTTTCATCAAGTCATCGCCTGATTCTAATAAATTCTTTATGTATGTTTTACTTTCTTGTGGAAAATTTAAATGCTCCCAGCTCCCCGTCGCTCGCAACCCGTATTGTTCTCTAAGTTCTTGCATATCAACCGAGACAATAGTCTCTAGTTTCTTTTCATTCTTAAAACCCCTTGTTACGTGCAATTCAGTTTTTAAATACTGCCATAAATCTTTTACACCTTGTTTATCTACCTTTGCTCCTTTATTTAATCTGTCCCAAACCCTATAAGCATTTACCATTTCAGTAGGTAATATTTCTTGAGTCTTTGCACTAAATCTTAAATTTAAACTATAAAGATGTTCTTTTATTTGATCTAACATTTTATTAGTTCTAGCCAATATCATCCAGTTGCCTTTAAATAAATTTAAATCTTCTAAAGACATATCTTCGTATATGTTTCCTTCTGCGTCCCTTGCTTCCCATTGTTTATCCAATCTCTCAGACATATATGGAAAAATGGACTCAGCTAAATTATGTATCTTTCTTGGAACCCTTCTAGATTTTATTTGAGGATCAAATTTACCTTTTAAGTTTATAAATATTTTAGGATCCGCTCCTTGAAACGTGTAAATTGTTTGATCGTCATCACCAGCAATGTATGATCTTTTACAAATACTTTCAATGTAAAAAAACATCTTCCATTGTAATGGACTTAGATCTTGTGCTTCATCCAAAAACACCACATCTAACTGCGGACAAACTTTCTTTTCAATGAATTGTGCAATCATATCGTAGTATTCAATCATTCCAGTGTGTTCTTTATAAGTTTTTAAATGTAAGTCTATTAATTCAGTTAAACTAACTTCAACGGTTTGATGTAAATCTAGTTGTATGGCTGCTTCTTCTATATCTATTTGACGAGATCTTGCATACTCAATGATCTTCATATGTGGGTTTGTGTACACAACATAACCAAATTCATTAGTCGTAGATTCAAAAGATAGGTCCTTGCATACCTGAGAATAATTTTTAAAACTGTTCCATTTACTTCCTTTCAGTAATTGAGTTTGAGTATTGATTCCTAATGCATTACTTCCAAGTGAATGCATCGTACCTATGTGAAACAAATTATGATTGATTCTTCTTTGAGCTTCATTTGCTGCAGCGTTACTAAAAGATATGTAGGCTATTTTTTGTGGATCTGTTTTATGTTCATTTAATTCTCTTTCTAAATACTTAGTTAATGTAAAGGTCTTACCTGTACCAGGTGGTCCAGGTATTATGATTCTAGTTGAATGGGACATCTTTAATCTTATCCTTTCTTAAACTAGGTTTATCCATTTCAATCTGTTTAATGGTTAAGTGTCTTGTATTTTTACCATCAAGATAAGTTATTTCTTCTTTGGCACCAAACAAGGTTTCTAACATTCTTAATGTTCCTTCATACTTAACATTCCAAGATTTACTTCTTAATAAGAAAGTCCAGAAAGATTTATATTTAAAGTAGGTCACTCCATTTTCTGTAAATGGTATCCCACGTTTAATGTCTTCTTTTTTCTTTCCATTAGATCTTGATATAAATTCAACCAATAATTCTTTTAATTGATTATCAACCTTTAATACTTCTGGTGCTTCTATTGGTATGGATTCTTGTAATAGTTTATTGATTTGTTTTCTCCATATCAACTTAGCAACTGGTAACATTGATTGATTAATTTGTTCTAAACATTTTAATGAAAATTTATCAGGTTCGTGTAAGTCAGCACCGCTAACTTCAACCATACCTTCTCCTACAGTTACATAATAAATAGGTGGATTAGATGTATACTTTTGTATTTCTTTTATTTCTAGTCCTGGAGAAAAATCATCACCAACACCAAACTCTTGTTTAATGCATTTTTTAGAATTACAGAAAGATGCAATAGGTTCATCCTTACATTTGTATTGATAATCCTTACCATCTATGGATTTAATTATTGTATCCATTTCTTTTTTATCTAATGGTGGTTTACAATATTTTATGTTGTATAGTACGATTTGTTGATCCCAATCATCAGGAAATCTTTTCTTACAGTATACACCAAAGTTATACATAGCATTATTTCTTTGACCATTTGGTACTCCTTCTTTTGCTAACATTCTTAAACAAGGTGGAGCACCTTTTAATAAATCACCATCTTCAGTTTTTTCTTCTTTTACTTTCAAAGCTAGTAATTGTTCTTCTGACAAAACTATTTTATCATAGTGTTCAAAAAATTCATTTATAGTCATTGCACTTCCATCTTGTTTGAAAGCGTAACGTAAAGTTTGATTTACATTGTGATAAGGTAAATTTAAAAAACTACCAACATCTCCTCTGTCTTTATTGATGTGATTTTGTTTTGGAAATATTTCCGATCTTGCATAACCTAACATTGCTGCTATGTCTTTTAATTTTGTTCTAAACAATGCTGCAGGAACAAATTTATTAGTAAACAAAAATACGTGTGCACCACCAGACTTTGATCTAAATACGACTAAAGGCAAATTATTTACTTTTATCTTATCTATCAATTCTTGATGATTTAAATTGTAAACATCTATGTCTATACAAGCCCACTTACATTTACTATCTTCATTAATGGGAATAATTCCTAATGCAGGATCAGATCCCAATAAATGGTCTGCCCACATTTGATCTGTTACAGGTTGTTTAGTTATGACTGATTTGGTTTTATGTTTACCACGTTCATCATATTCTTCTGTTTTTCTAGTTTGACCATATGCATTGTATGATCCTTCAAATATCTCTTTAAATTTTTTTATTTCTATCATATCCATCTTTCATTGTAGGCGGCCTTTCGGCCGCCTGTTTCATTAATTGTGAAGGTAATGAAAGTTATCTTTTTGCAAAAGAACCATAGAATTTTTTGGCTCTCTCATACATAGCCGCATCTTCTACTGGACCTACTTTTGCAACATTCCAACCATACCATTGATTACCTTTACCTGTATTTAATACAGAAGATAATTTATAAATATGACTAAATGAAGGTGGAGTGTATGGACCATTTTTACCATCCAACACTATTGATTTCATCATAGAGTTCCATTTTCTACTAATCTTACCTTGAGATGAACTCATAGATATCATAGCAGTTTCAGAACTTCTATCTCCTAAGATAATTACAAAATGTTGTCCTACAGTTAATATGTAGTTACCATTTGATAACCTATCTTTTCCATCAGCACCTTTAGTTGTTTTATCTAAAATGTCTGAAGTATCAGGATAGATCATTTCTGGTCTACCTGAACCTGTTCCATAATCGGACCATTCTTGGTATTCCAGTTTGTAATAACAAGGAATTACATTTATTCCTTGATCACCATTATACAGTTGTTTTGTAACTGTATTTAAAAACATTCCAGGTTCTGCACCATCAACGTAATTTTGATTACGCTTCTGTGCTTCCGCTGAACCGTTTTGTAATAGTTTTAAGATTGGTGGAGCCAGTGATTCTGTCTTCACATTCTCAAAACCTAAGTGTGCATCTGCTTCAAATAATGAAGCTGATGG